GCCCGCGTCGTTCGCGATCACGAAGCTGGATGTTTGGGGCATTTTAGCGCTTTCCGTTCTCAATCAAAAAGATGTGCGGGCCTTTGCGTTCGAGGCAGAGCCGAGAGGCAGTGAAGGCCCGCGCTGCAGGAACGGAACGCGCACTTAAGCGACCTCATCGGCATAGAGCCGCAATTGGGTGACGATGGGCGTGTAGGAGGCGTCCTTCGTCGAGAGGATGGCCCGCGCTTGAACCGCGCGGGCCTCGATCTCATGGGTGTCGAGCCGCCCCCAGGGGCCCCAGACGGGGTTTGCACTTGGGTTGTCATCGGTCTCTCGGATCTCAAAGAGCACATCGATCTCTGCCCCGGCGGCCCCATCAAAGTCCGCCCATGTGTCCATGAGCGCGGTGCGTGCATCGATCCGGTCGTTGAGCGCCAGAGCCGCCACACCGATTTCTGAGCGAAGTCGGACACGCTTGATCGCCCCAAGATCGAGCCCGGCGGCAAAGCCATACTGCCCCTCCAACGACGTCACCTGCGTCACACCATTTACCGTTGCCGTGGCGAGTGTCAGAGTGCCTGTGGCAACCATGAGCCCGGTCTTTGAACCCACAAACCCCGGATCAGCCTGCAGCATACCCAAAGGCGAGAAGGCCAGCACCTGCGCGCCCTTGGTCGAGACCCGCACCTCGGGACCGGCGCGCCCGCCGCTGTCCTCTGCACGCAGAAGATAAGTGCCAGGCTTCAGGGGCACGACAGCAATCGCCTCACCGCCGCCGACCCGGTCCATCGAATAGCTGTCTGCCCAAGTGGCGGTCGCCTCCTTCGAGTGCCGGATCACGATATTGCCGCCCACCCGCACATCAGGATCGGCCGAGCGCGCCCATTTGAGGATCGCGAGCCCGCCAGCCGTTTGCAGCGTCACGTTCTCAAGCTGAGCTGGCGGTGCCGTCAGGCCAAGGATCTCTACTGTGCTCGTCTGCCAACTCGATGAGACCCCAAGCACCGAGACCGCCTTGACCCGGAAAGACCAGCCGCCCGGCGCGATGTCGCGGATCTCAAGGCTCGTCCCATCGGTCCGCCCATAATCCTGCCAAGCCCCCGTGCCTTGGCGGGCTTGCAGCTGATAGGCCGCGACAAAGCTTGAGGGTGCCGCTTCCCAGATGACCCGCGCCAAAACCTTGAGCCCGCCGCCATCACGGGTGACATAGATCTCTTCAGTGACCTGCGGGGCCCCTGGCGCCGGGATATCCCGCGCCGACGGTAAGTTGGTGCGCGGGGCGGCCGCATAAATCCGCGCTTCCGAAGCCGCCCAGTCGTACACCAAGGGCGAGGTTTCGCGCAGAACGAGTTCTGGCAGCAACAGCGCGCCATCGCCGGAGGCGGTTAGATCAAGGCTAACCCCATGCACCTCAAACGGTTTGGCAGCAAAGCCCCAGCGCGCATAGGAGAGCGTCACCACATCACCCACCGTTGCGGCCCAGGCCGAGAGCTTGCCCGAGAGCCGCACCGTCATCTGCCGCCGGGCACGTTCAAGTTCAATCTTGGCCAGCCGCTGCGCCATGGAGGCCGAGATCGTGAAGGGCAGCGAGATATCGCGCCACCGCCGCTCTCCACCGTCCTCGGCGAGATAGACATCACTTGCATAGGCCGGGAAGTCATCCGGCTGCCAGTCGTTCTCGGGGCTCACAAACTGGCCCCGAACCGCGTTGAAGTTGGACGACATTGTCACGCGCGTCGCCAAGGTGAGACCACCTTCGCGGACATGGTCCGAGGTCAGCGCCACCGATGGCGCGGCCCAAGCCCCGGCATGGATGCGCCAGGACCCGCCCGAGAAGGCGCAGCGCCCGGCAAAGGACGAGAGCATCCCCTCAATGATCGTCTTTGGAGGCTCAGAAAGCGAGATCACCCCATTGCAGGCATAGCGCGGCTCCGTCCCACCCCCGACCTTGGCCACCACCTCATCACAAATGTTGGCCGCCTCAACGAGGCTCATCCGGTCAACACCATCCGGCGCTCCGATCTCAGTTCGGATCCCGAACTCAGGGTGCGCCATATAATCGGCAAGGCACAGCGCGGGGTTTTCTGAATAGGCATAAGTTTCTGTGCGGGGGTCAAAGATGTCGTCTTTGCCCTCCAGGTCCACCGTGATGTTCGGAATGCCGCCCGGGAAAGCATCCTGATCATAGGTGAGCCGCAGCCGGATTGCCGCGCAGCCCCGCAAACGGTGGTTCTCGGTCCACTTATCAGGCAGCGCGGCCTTAAGGCCCGAGAAGGCTGTCTGGTTGGCGGTGCCGAGTTTCTTTTCGACGAGGACTTTTCCGGCCCAGCGACCTTGGGCGACGCCGGCAGCACTGAGAGCCATCTCGCCTTCAAAGTAGATGGCCCCGATGGATTTGACCCGGTGCGCCGCAAGGACGATGACCAGATCGAGGTATTGGTTTTCTGATCCGGAGGAATGCAGAAAGACGATGACCCCGCCTTTGCGGGTGCGCCCGTAAACAAGATCGCGCGGCATCACAGGCTCGCGCACCGTGACCGTCCGCGCCTGCAGCGTCATCTGTGGCTTTGGCATCAAGGCTTGGGCCGCATAGGACAGAAGCAGCGTACCCCCTATCCGAATGAGGGCTGCCCCAATGCCACCGGCGGCCAAAACGCCGCCAATCGCCCCCGCGACCGCGGTGACGGCTGTCACAATGAAGGGCATGGGGAGTGTCCGGGATAAGGGCGCGCGGCCTTACACGCGTCAGTTTAGTCTAGGCATCTCGCGGCTTCAGTGTTTAAGCTTCACCAAAATCACTTCTTTTGACGACAAAATCTCTGTTCAGAACTTTCGTGGAGCTCAGCCCAAGTGCCGCTTCGCACCGATCCAATGAACATCGAATAGGGGCGACGTCGGATCTTGCAGTACCCAAGCTGCCTGGCCTCCATGTCCACGTCTGCCCCCATGCGCGGTCCGGGGAGAGGAGCCCGGGCCGCGCGCCTAAAGATCAGCGCAGGCCAGTCACCGTCGCATCAAACGGCCCACGCCAAGCGGCAAGACGTCAGCGACGCGAAGGTGAGACCCTCAGGTGCAAGACCCACAGCGGTGGCGCCGATCACCACGCCAAAGCCAAGCCCCGTGTCCGTCAGCACAATGTCTCCGCGCTGCGCCAAAAGTGGGGTTGCGCGCGGTTTGCCCAAGAGTGCACACCCCATGTCCTCCACTGACGCCCAGCCAAGGCGCCGCATCACACGCAGGCCCCCGAGATGCGTTGTGTAGCGTCCTCGCCAGAGCGCCGCGATATCCTCGCCGCCGGTCAGGATCATCCGTGTTTCAAAAGCAAAGATCGGGCAGTCATGGAGGCCCCAAGCGAACGGCTTGGCGCGTGCAGCCTCAACCGCCTCCGCGAGGTGGCGTTCCCAATGGTCAACGCGGGTCATGAGATCACCGAGAGAGATCGTTACGCAGACGAATGGCGCCGTCCGTTGTCATGAATGTTTGGTCGGCCTCATCCCAGACCGCCGCGCTAAAGCAGGGGTCAACCCCGTAACCGCCGGCGCCATTGCTGTCTTGGCAGCTGAACCCTTTGATGGGCGCAACGAGGAGCGTGCTTGATCCATTCCCGACGGACTCCGGCGGGTAAGAGACAGTGTTCCATTCAAACACCTTCTCACCAATGATCAGATAGGATCCACACCCGGCCATGCCGCACCATGTCCGTCCAAACCATCCACAAGAGAACCCCGCGTAAACGACGGTCGTAGTCGTCCCAGTGGCGGTGATGGGCAACTCGTAAATCAGAGACGGATCAACCGTGAACTCCTTTGCCGCCTCAGGATCAGGGTCGTTCGCCAGATCTGGGCTTGCGGCATAAAGCGCATCGCATGCGGCGGAATAGCTCGAGATGACCCGGTCCACTGCCGTCTCGGCATGGGCTGTCGCTGCAAAGCTGGAGATAACCAACGGCAGAACCAGCATCAGGGTCCAAACAGAGTGGCGCGCCGTTTTGCAATTCTGAGATGCCTGCATGCCCGCCCCGCCAATTGTGTGATCCCGTGTTGCCAAGCCTAATCGCGATCTTGGTGATCCGGTAGATTGTTATCCCCGCCCCCAGGTGATTTCTCGGTCCTGGATCGCTGTGACATATTCAAACCCGAGATCGCCCGGGAACAAGACCTGCTGGCTCTCATGAGTGTAGCGCCAGGTCCGCGCCACGGTCAGATCGATCAGACGGCTTTCATAGCTGATAGTGATGGTGCAGGTGTCTGCGTCATCCTTGATTTCAGGGACATCGAGCCGACCCGAGAAAGCCTGAACGGGATCGGCGATGATGCTGCCGTTTTCAGCCAGAAGCCCCAGCCAGATCCGGCCCGGCAGGCCCTGACGCGCCTCCTCAATGGCCATCTGCACGAGATCCAGCGGTACGCCGGAAAGCGACACCGCCGTTCCACCAGCCACAACCTCGCCGGTCTCGTCGATGCCCCCGAGCCCAAGCAGCGAGCCTGCGCCAGACCAAGTTTGTTCGTTCCACGTAACAGACCCAAGGCCCGACCAGATCCGCACCCAGCCTGTTGCGAACTGACCTTCAAAGAAGATGACGGGCCGCAGTGACGGATCCGCCAGTGCCGTGGCGAAGGCAGGTGTGATGTCACGTGACATAGAAGAGCGCTTTCACTTCGCTTTGGTCACAGCGCTTCGCGCGCTGAGAGCGTGAAGCGGTGCTGATCCGCGCGGCCAATCACTGTGGGCACAGGTGCGGTCAGCCTCAAGAGCACCGACGGGGCGCTGAGACCAAGCAGCGCGCCGGCCGGGACCGAGGCTCTGAGCGGCGGCACAAAGCTGATCACCGCCTCGCTGCCGAGTGGCACGATATCGGCAGTCACTTGGTAAAGCCGGGTGGCCGCGTCAGATCCGAGTTGGAAGAAGTCGCCTGCCCTGAGCCCAAGCCCCCATCCGGCGGTTTTCAGGGTGGAGGCGCCGGCGACTTGCGCCTCAGTGACGTAAGGATTGCCCGCCGCCACCGGCACTTCGATCGAGGGATCGGGGAAGAGGAACCGGCCCCGCAATCCGCCAAGTGCGCCGAAGAAGGCCGAGAGGCGGCGGGCCTTGTTCCCTTGGGTCACCGCCATTTCAATCTGGTACTCCCACCATGACGCACCCCAGTCCTGAATCTGGGACGTGCCAGTAAAAGGCGAGCGCGCCTCGGCCACAGAGGTTACGAGCCGCCGCTCAAGTGAGGACACGAGCGTCAGGGGCAAGACTGGAATGGCCATCTCAGATCACCTGGCCCCGGCGCCGCCCATCGGCCACGCTTTCCTTCGCGATGCGGGCGATTTCTGGGATGGCTGCGCGCAGTCGCGCATCAATCTGCTCGGCCACGCCCATCTGCGCCCCACGTGCGTCGATGTTCACCGTCACGCCGGTACCAACGCTGGCACCGCGGCCATAACCGGCTGCCTCACGACGGTTCAGCACGCGCTCGCCCCGCTGCAGGATGGCTGGAACCTCATCAGGTCGAAGTCCTGCCCAGCCACCTGTATGCATCCGAGGGGCACCTGCAAATGCAGTGACTGGCACCGCGCGCATCGGTGCGTCCGCACCCACCATGCCGCCCGCATGCCATATGCTCGCATTCACCATCGGGTTTGCGGCAGCCGCAGCCCCGCCTCCGAATACCCCACCGCCAAAGACGCCCGAAAGTGCGGAAGCAAGTGGGCCCAACACGGCGTTCTTGAAGGCAAGTGTGGCAAGGTCCGCCAAGATCGAGGAGACCAGCGACTTGAAGTCAAACTTGCCGGTGGTCACAAACTGCCGGAAGGCGCTTTCCGCTGAGGAGAAGGCCGAGGTCAACGTCTCGCCAAGACCCTTTCCCCAATCCATCGCGCCTTTGGCATAGTCGGCCAGGGATTTTGTGACTTGCGCCCAGCCGGTCGCCGCCTCTTCTGCGGCCTTCTTGGCCGCGCCGCCTGCTCCACCTGCGGCTTGGCCAGCATCTTCAAACCCGTCTGACACAGCGCCGGCCGCTTCGGCAGCACCGTTCAGAGCGTCTTCGCCTTCCGTGCCCGCGCCGGTGATTGCAGCCCTGAGCGCCTCCCAGGCGGTCATCGGGCGGGAGGCGGCCTGTGACAGCATCCCCGCGGCCTCGGAATATCCCGCCGCGCGACCGCGTGCCGCCTCCGCCATGCCCCCGAAGAGATCAGGCGCCTCGATGTAGGTAGTGCCCATCGCGGCGCGAAAGGCATCCGCGGCGGCCGTGCCTGCAGCTGATGCCGCACCCTCGAAGGGATTGGTAATGCCGCCGAGGTCCACCGCTTCGAGTGTGCCGATTTTCAGGCCAGCTTCACCGGTCGCCCAGTCTGGCAGAAGGGCGAGGGCCGCGTTCAGCCCTTCGATGAAGCCATTGATGCGCGTGACCACCGCATTCAGCATCGATTCGACGCCACCGATGAGCCCATTCGCGGCCTGATAGGCAAAATCCCCAATCGCCTGTGGTAGCGCGCCCCAGATCGCCTTCACCCCGTCAAAAGCGCCCTGGAACGTCCCGACAGCAGAATTGCCCCAGCCCACGACAGCCGTCAGTGCCGATTGCAGCCCACCGTAAATCCCCGCCTGTGCGTCCACCCAGCCGGCCTCAACGCGCGACCACGCCGCTGTGGCTGCCAGCGCAAGGCGATCCCAGGCCTCTGCAGC